AGAGATTGCAACGGCCTTAAAACCTGTTGTGAAGGTCGCTAAAGGCTATCTCCCAGACAACGGCTCAATCCTTAGCGGATGGCGCACACGCGAGAACTACACTGGCAGATTCCCGCTTTATGATGCCAGCGCAGCTAAGCGAGGCATTTCATATAAGACCACTCCATCTAAGCCTAACAACAGAGGCTTTAGATCACTAGCGCGATTATTCAATAAATCCGCAGCTGGTGCTATTTATGAAACTATGGGTCGCAAGACACCTAATAGTCGTTTTGTCCAAAATCAAAGAGCCAAGTATGCCTCAGAGTTTAAGGGTCAAGGCAAAGAGCAAGGTGCTGTCCTCTTTCGTGCTTATGATAAAGATAGAGGGGCAGCAAGAGATGGCGTTCTAAGAGCTATTGAAAAGGCCAACAACGACTTTAAGAAGGCAACAGCATGAGTATTTTAATTGATGTCGCAGCCGAGTTCACTGGCAAGAATGCTTTTAAGCAAGCCGACTCAGCAACCGAGAAACTTACAGGCGGTGTCAAGAAACTAGGAGCTGCACTAGGCATAGCCTTTGGTGCAACTGCCATACTCAATTACAGCAAGAATGCTGTGAAGGCTTTTGCAGCAGATGAAAAGGCTGCTAAGACCTTAAGCCTTACTCTAAAAAATCTTGGTCTGCAATATGCAGACCCTCAAGCCAAAGCATTTATCTCTGACCTTGAAAAGCAATACGGTGTCTTAGATGATTTGTTAAGACCTGCTTTTCAAAAGTTAGTTACTACTACTAAAGATTTTGCTTTATCTCAGCAACTACTTAAAACAAGCTTAGATTTATCTGCTATGTCTGGGCTTGACGTAGTCACAGTCTCATCCGATTTAGCCAAGGCCTATACAGGCAATACTAAAGGCTTACAAAAATACGGTCTAGGTATTGATAAGGCTACTCTGGCAACTATGTCATTTGATGACATTCTTAAGGTAATCAGCAAGGTCTCTGCTGGACAAGCCGATGAAGCTGCCAATAGTATCGCTGGATCAATGGAGCGCCTTCAGGTTGCATCCGCTAATGCCTCTGAATCAATCGGTAAAGATTTAATCAATGCCCTAACTACTCTAGGCGGAGAAGGTGGATTACCAAAGACTCTAAGTCTTATTGAGTCTCTGGCTAGTGGTATCGGTGATGCTGTTATTGGTATTTCTCGCCTTATTCGAGTCATCGATATTATCACTGGCAGTGGCAGTCCGATTGAAATGATTAAAAAACTTAATGCCTTTACTAAAGAATATCGTGCAGCCGATGCTAAAGAGCAGAAGGATGCAGAGATTGCTGCTCGTAGATATGGCGGTATTTATGCTGATATTTACAATAATCAAAAAAAGATATTAACAACTAAAAAAGGTCTCACAAAAGAGGAACTTGCAGCTCTTGCAGCTGCTAAATTAAAACTAGCTGTTGATAAAGCTAATATTGCTTTAGGCAAGGGCAATGATTTATTCAACATGGATGCCATCCAACTTCAAGCAGCCATGATTAACCAGACTGAGCAATTAGGCAAAGTAACTACTCAGACTCAACTTCTAGCCATTACTAACGATATTGCTCGCTTGCGCGTTAAGCAGGACATCCTAGCCCTTGAAGATGCCATTGCATCTAAGGATGAATCCCGTATTACTGCTGCAACCAATCAACTCAATAAAGACATGCTCATTCTTGGAGCATTAACGAATCAGAGTCTTAAACTAGCTGATCTTAAATCAATTCTTAATTCCATTATTCCTAAAGATTTAATTGACCAAGCTAATTTAGATGAAGCATTGCGCAAGATTAAAGAGATGATGGCTTTACTTGCTGGCATAACTAAAGGTACAACTGCAGGCAGTCCAGTGCCTAAAAATCCTACACTTGCTCCTATACTTGGTAAGCCAATTCCAATTCTTGGGATACCTGGAGTAGATTATAACCCTAGCCAAAATCCAGATCGTAACTTTAGCAATGGCTTTCCAAGCGGTGTGACATCAGGCGCTGGAATTACATACAATCCTAATCAAAACCCAGATCGTAATTATGACATCACAATCAATGCTGGAACTATTGCCAATCCAGATGAGCTGACTGGCCTTATTCAGGACACAATTATTAGACTTAACAAGCGTGGTGACTACCTTACTACTGCTGGAGCACTATGACAGTTCCAGTTATCAATGTAATCATTAACTTCTCTACAGGTGCATCCTTTGGCAATCCATTTATTCTTGGTCAATCTCAATTAGGCATCGATACTTTATCCCCTGCTACTGCTGGGCCGATTGTAGATGTCTCTAGTCTTATTGATTCAATCACTACTCAAAGAGGTAGAAACCTAGATTCTGAGCAATTCCAGACTGGCTCTGCAACTATTAGAATCTTAGATCAGACAGGTGCTTTTAATCCTCAAAATACAGCAAGCCCTTATTACACATATCTAAATCCAATGCGTAAGATTTCAATAACTGCAACCTATTCAGGAGTTACTTACAATATCTTTGCTGGCTATATCACCACTTACTCAACTACTACTCCAAAGTTTACTGGAGATTTAGTTTACACAACTCTTTCGGCAGTCGATGGATTCCGTCTATTCCAGAATGCTCAGTTCTTTGGAGTTACTGGAGCTACAGCTGGTGAGACAACTGGCGCAAGAATTACTAAGATTTTAGATACTGTCGGCTGGCCTTCTTCTCTTAGGGATATTGATACAGGCCAGACCACAGTTCAAGCTGATCCTGCAACTCAGCGCACTTGTCTCTCAGCACTCCAGACATGTGCCACAACCGAATATGGTGCTATATACATGGGGTCAGATGGCAAAGTAGTTTTCCAAGATAGAGCGATAACTGCTGGCTCAATCGGCACAACTTCTACATCCTTTTCAGATACTGGCTCAGGCATTGGTTATAGCGATGTCAAGTGGGTCTTTGACGATACTCAGATTTACAATCTAGCAACCATCACCCGTACAGGCGGTTCAGTTCAGACTGTAACTAATGCAGCTTCTGTCGCTAAATACTTTACTCATTCATATAATCAATCTGGGCTACTTATGCAAACGGATGCTGTTGCTCTGGACTATGCAAAGGCTTTCGTAGCCAGTCGAGCCGAGACATCTACACGAGTGGATTCGATTACTTTAGATCTATACACCGATAACTACACGTCTGGCACTATTGCTGCTTTGAACCTTGATTTTTTTAACCCAATTACTGTTACAACTAGCCAACCATCGGACACTACTCTGACCAAGACAGAGCAGATATTCGGTATTTCACATCAAATCAGACCTAACAGCTGGAAGACTATTTTCGCCACTGCCGAACCCATCATCGATGCGTTCATAGTGGGAAGTTCGTTATACGGTATATTAGGCACTAGCGTTCTATCTTACTAAGGAGTAAAAATGGCAACAGGCTTTCCATGGAGTACGGGAGATGTTCTCTCAGCAGCAGGCGTTAATGGACTTGTTGCTTTTACACTCAATGCACAGACAGGCACGACCTACACAGCAGTAAGCACTGATCAATATCAGGTGCTAGTAACCATGAGTAATGCTTCGGCTAATGCTTTTAAGATTCCTACTAATGCTTCGGTCGCATTTCCAGTAGGCACAGTAATTACTGTGATGAATATCGGTGCAGGTACAAATACAATTTCAGCAGTTACTTCAGGTACTACAACTGTTCTGAGTGCTGGAGCAACCCCAGCAGCTCCAACTTTGTCACAATACAAATCAGCAGCTTGCATTAAGACTGGTACAGATGCTTGGTATGTTGTGGGGTCGGTCAATTAATGATTTCAAATGTAATTGCTGGACTACTTAGTTCTGCGATACCCGCACCTAAAGCATCAGGTGGAACCATTACTTATGGCGGTTCTTACACCTATCACACCTTTACTGCCAATGGCACATTTACCCCTAGCCAAAATATAACTTGCGATGTCTTGCGCATTGCAGGTGGTGGCAGTGGAGCTTCTGGTGGCGGTGGAGCGGGCGGTCTTCTTTATTCATCCGCACAATCATTTACATCTGGTTCAGGAAAGACTGTAGTAATTGGTGCAGGTGGAGCAGCAAAAACTTCATTAGGTGCAACAGTTCAAGGTAACGATGGCACAGCATCTACATTTACAGGATTGACAGATACTGTCGGCGGTGGTGGTGGTGGTGGATTTACTGGTGCTGGCACTGGTCGCAATGGCGGTTCAGGCGGTGGTGGTGGTTCAACTGACGCTGCAACTTCACTTGGTGGAACGGCAACAGCTGGCCAAGGAAATGCTGGTGGTGGCAACGGTGGATTTACGGCAGCTCCATACACAGCAGGCGGTGGTGGTGGTGCTAGTGCGGCAGGATCTAATGCATCTTCAAGTACTGTAGCTGGTGCAGGTGGAGCAGGTAGCAATACTTATTCAGACTTTGCATCAGGAACAGGTACTGGTGTTTCAGGATATTATGCAGGTGGTGGCGGTGGTGGTGTTTATACAACTGCTGCAACTGCTGGAGCAGGTGGAGCAGGTGGTGGAGGAGCAGGTACTGTCGGTACAACTACTGCAACAAACGCAACGGCTTCTACTGGTAGTGGCGGTGGTGGTACTGGAGTTTCTGGAAACTCAGGTTCTGGTGCAGGTGGAATTGTGATTGTGAGGTATCTAAGCGTATGAGTCATTGGGCAGAATTAGACAAAAATAACAAGGTTATTCGTGTAACTGTTGGAGATAATAATGAGCCAGATGAAGGCTATCAATGGCTTGTCGATAATCTTGGTGGCACATGGATTCAGACTTCTTACAATGCAACCATTCGAGGAAAGTTTGCTGCCATTGGTGATACGTATGATTCAGTAGCAGATGTGTTTATTTCTAACGATGTAGCAAGTGATGCATTCCTGCCATGAAACCAAAGTTAAGCAAAGCTGCTATTCAATTAAGAGAGCAGATTGATGATTCCTTCCCAGATCGTGACAGGGCATCGGATGGTTGGGTCGGTGATACCAGACACGCTGCTCGTAAGTCTGATCATAATCCAGATGAGCAGGGCTGGGTTCGTGCCATTGACATTGACGCAGAGTTATTTGGTGTCGGAGTCAAGCCGTTTATCATGCCAGACCTTGCTGATCAACTTCGAATCTATAGCAAGTTTAAAAGAGAGAAGCGAATCTCGTACATTATTTTTGACGGCAGGATTGCGTCTTCCGTTCTCAAGTGGGAATGGCGTAGATACACAGGGGCTAACAAACACACTCACCACATGCATGTCAGCTTTAAGAAAGAAGCTGACTTACTGGGTGAGTTTTATACGATACCTATGTTAGGCGGAAACTAATGAATATGAAGAATCCTTATGTCCTTACTGCTGGAGCATTCCTATCAGCATGGGCTGCTACTAACTTTGCAGCTGATTACCGCGCAATTCTTTGGGCTGTCTTAGCTGGTGTCTTTGGATATGCGACTCCTAAAAAGTGACGCAATCTGACTTCTTTACGCTATACCTAGCAACACTAGCAATCATTGGTGGCCTGTCTGGATATGTCATTACACATCTCTTGTCTGAGATTAAAAGACTCAACACACGAGTCGATGAAATCTATAACATCCTATTAGACAGGTAACATTCTGCTATGGCAAGAAAAGCAAAAGCGTTAGAAGAGCAAGGTTACTCAGCTCTTGATGCTTACTGCATTGGGTTGCATGAATACTGGAAATCATTACGCAGGGCAGGCTTTGCAGAAGGCATTGCTCTATTCATGATTACTGACACTCAATCTTATCCAGCATGGATATTGCCACATCCTGTCGATCCAGAGAAGTTCGGCAACTACGAAGATGAGGACGATGACTAAAGCGAGATATTTAATTATCAGCGATCTTCAAATACCTTTTCATCATGAAGCAGCTGTAAAGAATCTCATTAAGTTAGTAAAGCGGGAGAAGTTTGACCTCATCCTAAACACAGGCGATGAGTTAGATATGCAGAGCCAGTCTCGCTGGGCTCAAGGTACTAAGTTAGAATGGGAGGGAACACTTGACGCTGACAGAAGCCTTGCTCAGGATATTCTCTATGAGCTCGGCACAACAGATGTCACTCGGAGTAATCACACAGACAGGCTCTACCATACTTTACTACGAGCACCTAGCCTCATTGGACTCCCAGAGCTTGAGTACGCAAAGTTTATGGACTTTGCCGGACTCGGAATCCGCTTCCACAAAAAACCATTCGAGTTTCACAAGGGATGGGTCTTGGTTCACGGAGACGAAGGATCAATGAACAGCAATGCTGGACTTACAGCTCTAGGGCTGGCTAAGAAGTTCGGCAAGTCTGTTGTCTGTGGTCACACTCACAGGGCAGGCATTAGTGCCTTCACAGAGGGCATAGGAGCCTCATACAGGACTCTTTGGGGCTTAGAGGCAGGAAATGTCATGGACAA